CCGTATCGATATTTCACGTGACGGATCACGGACGGGGAACCTACCACCAAGTGCTCCATAAATCAGCACGAAAGGTGTAGGCGCTATCTCCACCACTGCCCTGTTAAGGGGTGGATTTATAAGGTCTAAGACCTTAATATCGTAGGTATGGCGCTGAAGTTCAGCGTTGTACCTGCGACGCGAGATAGCTCGAGGGTGAGAGCTAGGTACCATGAAGTACTGATTAAACTCCATGGCTCTAAACTCTTCCCACGATTCCCAGTCGTAAGCGGCTCCCAGGTAACGCGGCCCCACTAGGGGGCTACTGATCCTGGAAAACAGATATTCCAATGTTTGATCTAAAGGAATACCTGTTCGACTATTAAGAAGACGATTGTACATATTGTACAACTCAGACTCCTTAGTCGGCCACTTACTGATGTATACGGGCCGGGTGTCGACACCTTGGAGGTAGTCGCCACCACAGGACTCACGGAAATCACCAAAAGCAAAGCTTTTCTTGGTGTTGACCGTAAATCCAAAGAATGAAAGGAGCTCTATGAGCATAAGGTAAGCGGGTTTGGGGATAATTATATCGTCCCCATATACCGAAACCTCCTTTCTATCTAGGCCCAATTGGTCCACAGCAGCCAAGGCACACGAGTAAAAAATGAGTGTCTCAACAGGGAAAGTAGTTCCATTTCCCATACTTGAAAACTTCTCATACGTATGCCAATGTTTGCCTTTGTCTGGCGTCCATTCTCGACAACGAATATCATCGAGAAAAAGATACCATTCATGGGGCAAGAAGAACCGGGCAGCTTCAATACTAATTGTATCAGAAGCTGAGCTCAGGTCAATCGTACATAAGTTATTGTCGATTGAACCTTGACGAGCAAGCTCGCGATTACGAGACTGATCTTTAAGATCAATGCCGAATCTCGCTAGCTTTCCTCTTATCACCTCATCCGCACCTTTTTGAAGGTACGAATTGAGTGATGGTTCGACTGCTATGCACCGATCGATCTGTGCCGTTTTCGGCACGACCGCGATACGGTTTCCTCGCACTACGTCAACAGGCGGATTCACCACCGATAGGGCTCGCGCCCAACCAGGTGTTTTTCGAATCGCCAGACGCATGTAAGGTAAGGCACTTTCCGTGATAGACAGATTGCGATTGAGCTTATAAAACAAGCTCTTCTCGCGTTTTGCCTTCACACTGAAAGATGTGCCGGGCCCGAAACCTGCTAAACTCAGGCACTTACCAAAAGTACGTTCACTGAGGTCGCCCATTATATGATGGGCTATTCTCTGTGCGCTGTAAACAGCGTCAACGATACCTGGAGATATACGACTGGGACGGTTTAAAAACCACCTTAGCCGTTTGTTAGTTCTCCTACACTTGGACTCGCTCGCCACGAACAGCTCAATTGTGCGCTGTTTACGGGTTGCAGAGTCTAGTGCATTTGGTAACGAAACATTCTTTTTCAAGAATGCCTCAAATTGCCGGAGTGCAGTGTAACGGGTATAGCTGTGTGCAACTGCATCAGCTAACGCTACCTCAAGATAGGCTCCAATCTCATGGAACTGACCCAGAGCAGTCATAGATGACAACTCTTTCAAGTCATGTTCGGAGATATACGGAGCAATATCCCTCAGTAGCACCGACACTATATCAGTAGTGGTAACACGGTTGATTGGACGATCTTTTGTCCGTCCTCTAGAGCTTTTGCCCATAGTTAAACCTCCTAAGTCAATGATATACGGAAACGATTAAGTATTCCGGCTTGTGAATAACAAGTAGAGCTTTACAGCTCTACGAACTATCCGAGACAGCGGGATAAACCATCGCATATGCGGTTGGCCATATCTACTGTTTCAGGCTCCACAAAGAGACTTCCGAAGAAGTCCAGAATGGAGTTCACAAGATCATTAATTGCGAGCCAAAGACTGCTATCCATAGGGAAAAACCCTACACGGTAGCAACAGTGGGGAACATCAGATCGACGGTGGCATCCTGTTGGATGTCGGTGTCAGAGATGATGGTACCCAAAGCGCTGAGCATGGCCTTTACTTTCGTATCGGACATGCCAACGGGGTGCTGGATTACCACATTTACGTGGCTACGCTGCGGCAAAGGTTTGCCATCAGCGTCCAGGTACCCAATAGTGCCTTTGATCTCGTACGACGGTAGTGAAAACTGACCGTTGCGACCTAGGACGGGCGACTTACGTTTGAAAATAACGAAGTCGGGCTCAGAGACCGTGTGGTCTGCCATTAGGAAAGTCTTGGAATCACCATTGGTTCCAAAGTCTTGCCAAGTTGCTGGTACTGTACTCATGTATAGTTCTCCAGTAAACGTAGAACAGGATGTTACTACGTAGGTTAAGTTAAGGAAAAGAAGCAGTTATATTCTCAAATGACTCTGGACACGGTTATTATGACCGTGCACCAGTGCCATCAAATCTCGCATTTTCATTAAATTGAGATTTGGCTTGAAACTTAAGCTAAGAGGTACAACTGTTTCATTAGTTCTAACGTACGAACGTTCCGACCGCGTGTAAATCGCAGGGGTGCCAGAAAAAAGTTTAATGGCATCATTACGATTATCATAGGGGGTTGCGATAAGGTTATGTGTTTCAACCTTATGTTCACCCGTCCATGCAAACAGCCGGTTAGCAGTGTAGAAGGGACTAATATTATACAGGTTCTGCGAGACATTCGCGAACCAGTCAACAACGAACGAGTAAGGTATTACCTCGTAAGCTGTGACTATTGGATCAATAAACCCAATTGTATTCTGAAAGTTCCTCTCATGGCCAACACCTGCAGAGTTTTCAAACTCAACAAGTAGGTGCCCAGAGAATTCTACACCCCAATCGCCATAGGCGGTTGTAGTACCGGGCCACGCCGTTAAGACGCGTTTCGTCCACTGTTCAGAGACTTTGGCTCTATCTCGCTTACGCGCTCTAATTACGTTAGAGTGTTCGCGCATGAGATTGCCATAAGCTTCCTGAATGGACTCCATGTCGTATTGTAAAATACGCCAGCCATATCTTAGCTCCATCCACGCATCGTTGAACTCACGAAGAGTTTTCACGCCGCGTTTGCGGCCTCGCGGCTGCAAGATGGTGTCTACCCTCTTACGCATACGTTTGTGCGCGTTCGAGACTAGATCATGAGTTTTGTCAAGCTCAGCTAAGAACGTACCCATGTCCCATGCTCTTGTGCGGACATCTGCTTCCGCAGCAACCAACAGGTTACTGTGGCTTTCTATCGCGGGTAAATCATAATCCCACGGTTTGAAAGGGCGGAGTCTGCTCCCTAGATGAGGATAATGGCTCATAGCCAGCATCCCCTCATAGAGGTAAGAGATGTTCCATGATGACTTATCAGTCCAGGTCACATCACTCGCACTGTGCGTCACTTTCGTAGTACTGAAAGGATTTACAGGGAGCGGTGCATCAGCTTTGACAAGCTGATTAAAACCTGGTGTATCAACCGATTCAGTGGTCTGTAATGGACCATGAACGGTTTCTACTTTACCAATAACGGATTTATAACCCGTATTGGTGTCCCAGAATGTGTTCGTGGATTTCTCCAAGAACGATCCTTGGGTTCTGATAGGCATATAGGTACTCCTATGGTAAATGGACTTACGTTAGAGGTAGCATATCTCGTTTCCTTGATATACCTGAAGCCATTCTTTTGAACGGATTCAAAGAAGCCCTCGAAAGAGG